AAGTGGTTCAAAAGAATCAGATAACTGTAAATATTATAAATAGAATCAGTTGGATAATCATTACAGGCGTGGTGGGTGGTTTCGGCACCTTAATCACCTACCTGTTCAATAAATAAGGAATAATAAAAATGTCAATGAGAACTGCCTTGATGGAAATGGCAAACAATCAGCTGGATGAAGTAAAGTCTGTTAATGAAGGATTTTCTGATAGTCAGCTTGCTCAACTAAAAAAGCAATATGAGCCGCTGCGCAATAAGAAGATTTCTCTGGCACACAATGATAAGTTGAATGCTCTCATTAATAGGTTTTCTAGTGATAAAGATGCTCTTGGGAAAATCTATAAAGCAGACATTCCGTTTGTTTCTCAAACAGCAATGTTGGCCCTTATGATGAAGCACAACTACAAAGCTGCTGATCTTAACAAACTCATGGAAATGGCGAACAATCAGTTGGATGAAGCAAGTGCGAAATTTAAAAAAGCTGCCAAAGATAGCACACTTGTTCATCGAAAAGGCATGTATGATGTAAAGTATGCCAAAAGTAGAAAAGGTCCAATTTCAGTTAAGTCTTTCGATTCACTGGATGACGCTAAGAATTTCCTCTCCGATAAAAAGAAAGAGGGATTTAATGGTATGGTAACCAAGGATGGTAAGCCAGTCAAAGAGTCTGTTGAACGTGCTGCATGGGTGCCAGAGTCTATTGCTGATGAGCAAGTAGAAGCATTCATGGAAGCAACTGTTGCTGCTATTGCAGAAGGTGATGATACTTTTGTATTTGAAGGTAAGTCCTACAAAGCAAAGACCAAGAAAGAAGACAAACTTGATCCTGTCGGCAAAGAAGACGATGATGTTGATAACGATGGTGATGTAGATTCTTCTGACAAGTATCTGAAAAAGCGTCGGGCTGCAATCAAGAAGTCTATGGATGAAGAGAAAATTGATGAAATCTCTAGAGATAAGCAGGATGCATCATATACTGACCGTTATGCTACAGGCGGTAAGGATACTGCCGCCATGCAGAAGCGTCGTAAGGCGGCTATTCAGAAGGCTGCTGATCGTTTTAAAAAGACTGGTTCATATACTGGTAAAAAAGAGTCTGTAGAAGAAGCAGAGAAAAAAGGTCTTTGGTACAATATCCACAAGAAGCGCAAGGAAGGTAGACCTATGCGCAAGCCGGGTTCCAAAGGTGCACCTACAGCTCAAGATTTTAAAGATGCACAGAAGACTTCTAAAAAGGAATCTGTAGAGGAATCTACAGCACAGCATAGTAAAGATGCTGCTACTTCTGATACATTCCAGAAGCAAATGGGTGGTGGACGTTCTCCTAGAGAAAAAGAATTTGTGGATATGCACAATTTAGAAGTTGCTCTTGATGTAAATAAAATCCATGATGATAACAAAGCAAACATTGAAAAGGCACTCAAGCAAACTCCTGCTAGAATGGGTGACAACCTGAAGAATGGTGATACATCTTTTGTAAGTCCACTGAAAGCAGATATCATTGATGGTATTACTAAAGCCTTACAACAAATGAAAACGAATAACTAAAGGATTAATACTATGTTAAAAGCTCCTGCATGGGCAAAGAATGCTGTACCTACTGTTAGAGGGTGGCAAAACCCAAAGACTGGTGAACTTCTGTTAGCCCGTAAACACAGTGTGCGTCAAGTAGAAGAGTGGCACAATAACAACAAAGTAGTTGTAGAAGCTAATCCAAAACTTACTCCTGCACCTGCTCCTATTATTGAAGCAGACCCTGTTGTAGAAGAAGTAGCACCTACTGCTGAACCTTTGATTGAAGCTGATCCTGTTGACCATGACCATAGCAATATGACTAAGGCACAACTGGTAGAGCATGCTGCTGATGTACATGGTTTAGAACTTGATACATCTATGACTAAAGCACAAATGATTGAGGCTATTGAATCTATTTAAATAATGAAAATTCTCAGTGAAAAAGTAGCAGTAACAGAAGAAAATTATCTTATTGTTGCTGCTAAACATTATAATAATCCTCAGTGTTCCAGTACTGATGAATTCTATGCTGATCTTGATCGTATCAAGTACATCAAAAGAATTATCAATCGGTATATTGAAACAGGTGATTTATCAGAGAGATTATTATTAAATCATATTATTGTATTCTGTAATGTCTTTGGTATTGAAATTGGCGTGAAGATGATGGCAGTAAAGTTGGAGTATAAGTACTGGTCTGTCATCAAAACCATTTTAGTATTCTTAAAGTATATTGAACCTACTGACTTGATTGGTATTGATATGGATGCAAACGTTATTAAAATTCTTAGGAAGATTTAATGTCACTTTCTACAGTTGCTGACAGTATATACACATACAGATTCTTGAAGTTGTTAGTAACACCTTTTGAGAAAACCGAAGCCTATAAGCTAGGTCTTATTGATGAAAAAGGCAAGCGTACTGACAAGCCTGTCTCTACAAGTGAAGAAAGAAATGCGTTTAATCTGTTCCATAGACTTGTATTCAATATCAAAAAATTTATTGGGATGCTTCCCGGTGGGCAGATGCGCCCCCCACTTACATCCTATGCTGCTGCCTTAGTTTTACTCAAAGAAAACTACGGAGTAGATACTAATCTGGTTCTTTCTGAAATGAGTTTGCCTGAAGATATGGAAAGTGAAATATCTTCTTTGGTAGAACAATATTCAGAGGATGAGAACCCCAAAAAGAAGAAAAAGAAAAAGCCTGTTGAAGAGTTTGGTACGACAACTGCTGATGTTGCTCTGCCCCCTGCACATATGAAGTTTAAGGCATTTGTGAGACGCAAAAAGGAAAAGTAGATGTTCGCACTTCTTGGTTCTGTTCTAGGTTTCGGTACTTCCTTTGCTCCAAAGATTTTGGAGACAATTAATAAAGGTCGTGAACAAAAGCATGAACTTGCTAAGATGAAAGCATCTGCTGAAATCAAAATGCAGATGCAAGATGCTGAGTTTGATCACCTACAAGACATGGCTCACCATGAAGAACATAAACGTCTAATCGAACATGATATTGCTATCTCAAAAGAAACAGGGTTCTTTGCAGGACTTAAAAAAGGTGTGCGACCAATCATCACATACTGTTTCTTTGGTTTCTTCTTATTTTACAAAACAGTGTTAGTCATGGAAGCTTTGCGTAGTGGTCAGAACATTTCAGATATTTCGGATATTATCTGGGATGAGCAATCACAGGCAATCTTTGCAGCTATCATTTCATTCTGGTTTGGATCAAGGGCTGTAGAAAAATTGAAATAGGGATATTATGTGGAAATCTTTGAGTGAAAAATATGACATTAGATATACTTTTTTAGATATTGATGATGATTTATTACATAAATTAGAAGATGATATTAGAAAAAGAGGTGATGAAGTTTATAGAACTTCAAATGTAAAAGCTGATATGACTGACTGGAAAACGGAACTTAAATCATTCTTTAAACTAGAGTCAGAAATTTCAAAAAAAATAAACAAAGAGATAGTGTACGACAACCATTGGGGATTGATTTATAGAGATGGTGACCATGCTATTCCACATAGCCACGGAACTGAAACTCAAAAAATTCTTGACGGGGAATCTCCACCTGATATGTCATTTATTTTTTACATTAAAACCCCTGAAGGATCAGGAATTTTGCACTTTATAGAAGAAGATATTTATGTAGAACCTGAAAAAAACATGTTAATTGTTTTTGATTCAAGAGTTATGCACCAAGTTTTTCCCAATACAGTCTCTGGTATTGAGAGGGTTGCAACAGCAGGAAATATATTTTTTTTAGTTGACAATGTGCAAGAAATAAGATAGTATAAGTATATTACTATTTTTAAAAATCCATACAAATTAAGAGGTGCGTTCTATGACAACTAATAGTCTAGACATGAGGGATTTCTTGTCCCAAACAAAATTCTATGAAGCATATTCCAGATACATTGACGATGAAAACAGGTATGAAAGTTGGGATGAATCTGTTGACCGTGTAATGGCAATGCACAAAGACTATTATAAAGATAGAATGTCCACTGAACTTATCAATGAAATGGCAACTGCCTCTAACTCTTATAAAGAAAAGCGTGTTCTTGGTGCGCAACGTGCTTTGCAGTTTGGTGGCGATCAGTTGCTGAAGCACCAGATGAAAATGTATAACTGTACTTCTTCCTATGTAGATCGTGCTGCTTTTTTTGGTGAGTATTTTTATATTCTGCTTTGTGGTGCAGGTGCAGGTTTCTCTGTACAGAATCATCACGTAAATAAACTACCTATGGTAACTGACCGTAAGAAGCAAGCAAAAGGTTATGTTGTAGAAGATAGCATTGAAGGTTGGGCTTCTGCTCTGGATGTTCTTATGTCCTCTTACTTTGTCGGTGGTGGTGTGCATCCTGAGTTTGAAGGTCGTCGAGTATTTTTTGATATGACGAATATTCGTCCAAAGGGTGCAAAGATTTCTGGTGGATTTAAGGCTCCCGGTCCTGATGGTTTGCGTCAAGCATTGGACCGTATTGAATACCTTATTCAAGGTCTTGTAATGAATGCAAAAGAACCTGTACAGTTGAGACCTATTCAAGTGTACGATATTGCTATGCACTGTGCTGATGCTGTGCTGTCTGGTGGTGTGAGACGTTCTGCTACTATCTGTCTGTTCTCTCCTGATGATACAGAAATGATGAATGCTAAGACAGGTAACTGGTTCACAGATAATCCACAACGGGCTCGGTCTAATAACTCTGCTGTGATTGTTCGTAAAGAAACCACAGAAGAACAGTTTATGAATATCATGGAAAGCATTAAGCAGTTTGGTGAACCGGGATTTGTATTTGTAGAGTCTACTGAGCATACCACTAACCCATGTGTAGAGATTGGTAAGTATCCTGTAGCAATTGAAGAAGATGGTACAAAGACTTCTGGTTGGCAGGGATGTAACCTGACTGAGATTAATGGTGGTCTTTGTGTAGATGAAGAGTCATTCTACAAAGCCTGTGAGGCTGCTGCTATTCTTGGTACACTACAAGCAGGATACACAGACTTCAAATTCCTTCCTGATACTACAAAGAAAATCTTTGACCGTGAAGCACTTCTTGGTGTGTCTATCACAGGATGGATGAATAACCCGGAGATTTTGTTTGATGAAAAGATTCTGGAAAAAGGTGCCAAGATTGTTAAAGAGACTAATGCTAGAATTGCTAGTCTTCTCGGTATTAATGCTGCTGCTCGGACTACTTGCGTTAAACCTAGTGGGAATGCTTCAGTCTTATTGGGAACAGCAAGTGGAATCCACGCTGAACACTCTGAGAGATATATTCGCAACATTCAATTAAATAAAGAATCTGAAGTTGCACAACTCATTGCTAAAACTAATCCACACATGGTAGAAGATTCTGTATGGTCTGCTAGTGGCACCGATTGGGTAGTATCTTTTCCTATTACACCAAAGAAAGGTTCTATTCTCAAAGACAAATTGATCGGCACAGATCATCTTGAATTGGTTGCTAAAGCACAAAAGCATTGGGTAAATACGGGTAAGAATCCAGAACTCTGTGTTGACCCTACAGTTTCTCATAACGTTTCTAATACTATTCTAGTAGAGGATTGGGATGATGTTGCACGATATGTTTATAGCAATCGGGATAATTTTGCTGGTATTTCTTTCTTGTCAACTTCTGGTGATAAGGATTTTAATCAGGCACCGAATACTGAAGTTATCGACGCTGAAAAAATGGTTGAAAAATATGGAGTGGCTTCTGTATTAGCATCTGGTCTTGTTGTAGATGGTCTGCAAGCATTTAGTGATCTTTGGATGGCTTGTATGACTGCACAAGGCTTTGGTGAAGATATCTCTGCTGAAAACTCTAAGAACACACTGAAGAAAGATTGGGTGCGTAGGTATACTGCATTCGCACATAAATACCTTGAAGGTGACTTGAAGAAAACCGAATACTGCTTGAAAGATGCATATCTGATTCACAAGTGGGAAAAGATTAAACGGTCTTACACTCAAGTAGAATGGATTTCTGAATTGTCAGAAAAGAAGTTTACTGATGTTGATACTCTTGGTGCTGCTGCGTGTAGCGGAGGCGCATGCGAGATCGACTTTTAAGTAGAAAGGAAAAACTATGGATATGAATGAATCCAGTCTATCTAGAATTTGGAGACACACTCAAGATCATACTACGGGGGCCATCACCACATTCCGTGACGATAGGTCAAAGCAAGAAAACAAGAAGAATAACCGAGAACTTAAAGGTTATTTGAGAAACAAAGGTTATGGTGTAACTTCTGTTGATGGGAACTATATTGAGCAATAT